GCCAACAAATAATCCTATGATACCGGTGATAACACCTATTAAACCTATAATATTATCAAAATTTCCTAAACTATCATTTATTTGCTTCAATACATTCATTGGCATTTCCTCCCGTACATTTAATTTATACAGAAATTATACCATTCCAACCATCAATATTCAATTGTCAAGGTTCGACACCATTCTACATTTCTATCTTCTTTTCTTTCTCCTCCCAGTATTCAACTATATATTCTTTCTTCCCCTTCGCATTCCCTGGAATCGTCCTGTATCCGATCTTAACTGTATATCCAGCCTTCACCAGTAGCCTTGCGATCATCAACCGTTCTTCTTCATTTAAGCCAACCGTCCCGCCACGGACATTATGTATTATCGCCATCGTTTTCTCCTTCCTCCGGAATCAGCTCCGGAAAATCAAATATCGTCATTTGTCCCTCAATATTTTCAGCTTTTCTTTTTTCTTCTTCCATTCGTTTCTTTTTGTATTCGTTGTATTTCATTCGATACTCATAACTCTTTCCGAAGATATTCCATGCTGCCTTTACTACATTCGGCTCATACTTTCGAATCTTTTCAAGATCTTCTACTGCCTTATATGATATTGGGCATCCGCAGCATCCTGTTCTGGTCAATCCATATATTTCATATGCGTCCGAATATTTTATTTTGTAATACTCCTTATACCATGCCTTATCCTTATCGGATACATAGTAGAGCGGTCTCAACCGATACTGACCATCTGCAGTTTCCGTGAAACAAAGAGCCGTATTATCTTTTCTCGGTACCGATCTCATTCCGCCTTCATCTCTACGCTCTCCGGTTATAATCATCTCATAGCCCTTTTGCACATCATGAGCAAGCTTTTTCTTGCAATAGTAACAACATGTCGCACTTATCATGAAGTCCGGCGGATATTCGCTAATGAAGTCTCTCATATATTTTGACGAATTGATCACCAACTGTATATTTGGTCTTGGTTCTCCTGCCGAATTGCAGCAGCAAAGAAAATTAATCAGGCTCTCACATTTTGGATATCTTTCTTTTAACTCTTTTCTCTTCGCCGCCTTATCTTCTGCCTGATCGTATTCATCCGCTATAGACAGCGGCACGCCCTTCTTTTGCCATTCTGCCAAACCTCCAGACATAATCTTGGAAACAAATGGAATTCCGTATTTTCTAGTGGATTGCACGATATTAATTTTCGGTCTCACTTCTTCAATCTCAACACCATAATACCCAGCAACACATTTCACATGGTCTTTTGTTGCTTTCATTTCCAATCCAGTGTTAAAGAACACATATTTGATTGGTGGAAAACCAAACGTTTTTCTTGTACGCTCTATCAAATCAATCATGATGTCACTGTCTGCCCCTCCCGAATATGAGCAAATTGCGTTTGGATGTTCATATAACCTTTTTGCAATAATACTCTTAATTGCTTCAAATTTTGCCGGTGAATCAAAATCTGCATAATCCGGTCTGTCTGTATAAACCTTACTTACTCCGTTTTTCATCTTTCCAAAAGGAGCCGATGCATCATCACTCCGGCCGGAGCTCCGTCTCCTTTCGTTATGCTAAAAATCAAATACTATTTCCGGCGCCGGTATAAAATCAACACCACATTCTTCTCTGTTGTCCAGCTCTATCCTCCGGACCGCCTTATTGATCTCTCTGGCATTATCCTTGCAGTACACATAGCCATCCGGCGCATATAAGCTCTTCACTTTCCCGTTGATCCGGTCCAAAATCGTTTGATATGACATATGGTTCTTCCTGCCGGCCTCTCTTACCGACCTGTAGAAATCAACGATCTGTCCTTCTTCACTGATCTTCACGACCGAAGTTTCACAGCCGTTACCTCTTCCAGTTAACCTACCAAGTTCGCTTCTGGTAATGATTCCAATGTTGTTCAATGCATCGTCTGTGATAATCCCGTTCTTGTGGTAAGTTACCATTCCCAGAGGCAATTCACCGATAAATGTGATCTGCATCAGTTTCATGACAACCTGTTCCTTGCAGTTCAATTTCACAACCCTGCGACCATTTGCAGTCTTGATATATGGGTGCAATGCTTTGTACCCACGTTTCAGTGCCCTGCGAACATTGCCGAAATAGTTGATCTGGTACTTCCCGTCATATCCCGGAATGTCATACCATCCTCTTGGATTGATCTGCTTAATCCGCATGATTTCCACCTCCCGGAATTCCTAAAAGCGCTCTTTCCATCTGGTCCATGTCATAATCACGGCCAGTGAAATTATTAAATCCAGTGCTGCCACGTTTGGCGGTCTCTTCCTTCCTTGTCTGGCTTCTCCTCTGGTCTTCTTTCTCCCAGGTACGCACTGCTGCTTTCCAGTTCTTCATTTTGTTTTTCCCTACCATCCAGCCTTTGGATTCATAAAAATCAACAAAAGCTTGCGGATCTACTTTGTTCCCACGTTCCTGGCAATACGCTCGGACCGTTTCCACATCTGGCGGTTCAAACCGCCCTGTATTATTAATTCTTTTATTCTTTCCTTCTTTCTTTTCTTCTATTGCGTGTCGATTGCCTGTCGATAGATTGTCAACAGACGTGTCGCTTCGTGTGTCGTTCTCTGTGTCATTTTGCCTGTCACTCGATTGGTACTTACAGTAATTAGCCACTGTATATACGCTATATTTTGCGTGTCGGTTGCATGTCACTTCGCCTGTCTTCTTAAGGTGTTCCAGTGCTGTGCGAACCTCTCTTTCACTCAATCCAGTCTCTGCAGATAACTTAGATATCGAAGAAAGAAGTCTTGTTTATGAATGAGGAATCCTCTTTTTCATAGGCATGTCCCACTCCTAGCACTGAACCAAAATCATCTTTCACAACTGCAGACATCACACAGATGCCTTTCTCTAAGCTTTCAATATTTGTCTCGATACTTCCGTTCGGATATAACATTCGAAATACACGAATTCTTTGATTTACTTCCGCATATTCTTTTCCTTTAACTTCTATTTTTGTGATTGTTTGATTTGCAATCATTAACGATTCATATGTCATCTATACCGCCTCCTTCAACACAAGTTGCCCGTCTGACTGTCTAATCAGAAACGATCTGATAAGCTCTTCTCTCTTTTTCTTCTTGTCCTGGCAATCACATTTCTCTTCCGGATCCAAATTACAACCACAGAACGCACATTCCTTGTAATACATTAATACTCACCTATCTCTTTCACATAAGTCTCACACCCGCGTTCTTCGCGGATCTGCATTGCGAGATCGTTTACTCTGTTTTTTTCTGCGCGTGTAACAAAACGATATGTTCCATATTTGTATTCTTCCGCTCCGAACACCATCCATATTTCTGCCATTACACAACCCTCCTGTAATTAGCATTGAGACAATCCTCGCATAAACGTTCTCCATCTATCGTATAGATATAATCTCCTTCATACACCTCACACCCACAGCAATCACAAACCGAGGCCGGTTCTGGATCATCTGGTGGAGTTGTCTTCCAATCGTCGTATCCTGGAATGCTTTCCATCTCTACTCCTCCATTACAGCTTGAACAATCTTTTCGCAAACCACTCCAAGTTCATTAATAAATTGTCCCATCTCTTTTGCCAAAGCCACATGATTCTCTGGTAATGGATCTGAACCATTCAGATGTTTGGCAACTCGGTCCGTGATACCAGCTGCAACCATAGCATATTTATCAATATCTTCTTCCTTTGCATCTTCCGGAAGTATCTCGAATGCTGCTGCTCCTATATATGCACTCAGATCTGATATTGTAATTTCATATTTCTTTTCTTCTGCCATTTGACTATTCTCCTTTTTCTGTTTATACTTAAATTGACTATTTTCCAGAGCGCCCCAAGCTTGCCGGCTTATACGGGTGCTCTTCTTTGATTTCTCCTTGCAACGTCCTCACCCCCTTTCACCTGATTGCATAAAAGTTGACCACACACGCTCCTAATACCGTGATCAGTATCAGCTCTATCGCAATAGTTAATCTCCAACGCCACAGTCTTAAATTTTCACATTCATCTTCCAGGCGCTTGATCTGCAGCTTCGCCACCAGTGGTGTTTCCGGTTTTAAGTTCATACTGCTTGTCCACTCCTTTCTACCGCCTAAGCGGTTTTCTCCTTCTGGTATCCTAAATATCCAACAGAATTCCCGTTTAACTCATTCACGGCTTCATCCTTATCTTTTTCCGCCATAGTATCCATATCTCTTTCAGAAATAAGACTTCCATCTTCTTTTCGTATAAGTCTTAAAATAAATATATGTTTCAAACTGCATCACCTCTTTATAGGTTATGTGGAATGGTTTGTACTTGTTGCATCTTTCTCCGATCTCTCCTATACTCTAAATACAAGCACTGCCACACTAAGTATTTATGAAAGGAGATACATTGCATGGATCCTAATTGGCACGCTCAACTAATGGTTGACGAAATCAACAAACAAAGTGAACGTGATGCTCTTTTAAAAGAAACCCATGATACTCTTTTGCAAATGCAAGAAGCATCTGAAAAGGAATCTGCTATAAATTCAAAGCGATTTATAATTCAGACAGTTCTTTCTGTAGCATCTCTAATTGTTGCTGCAATTGCTGCTGTTGCTTCCATAATTTCTTTGTTGTAAGAACTATAGATATTTGATCGATAGCCGTTAACACTGCGGCTATTGATACTAATAAAACGGATACGCTTTCAACCACTTTATTCCCTCCCTTCTTCTGAACCTGTTTCATCTGTTGCTGAAATCAATTCATCCACAGTACATTTCAGAATATCGGCTACTTTCTTAATGTTTTTAACTGTTGGACTCACACTATTTCCCCATTTGCAAATACTGCCCGTCGATACATTTGCTTTTTCCTCTAACTTGTTAATCGAAATCCCATGTTCTTTTGCAAGTTTACAAATATTTTCGTAAATCAAATTCACACCTCCTTTTTCAATATAAGTTCTGAAAAAATCACTAAATATTATTGACTAACTTCTGAAAATATCCTATAATTTGAATTACCACAAACAAATAAATAGCATATTTGCCATTCTGATTATTTTTGCGATTTTTTCAGAACTTGTAATTTTATTATACGCGATATATTCAGAATGTCAAGAAGTTTTTGCGATTTTTTCAGAAAGGGCCCAAAAATATGAAAGAACGTATTAAAAGCTTGTGCAAAGACTATGGAATATCAATGAACAAGCTCGAAGAAACTCTTGGATTCGGAAAGGGGTATATCAGTAAATTAGGAAACAGTACACCTAATGCTACGAAAATAAAGAAAATTGCTGATTACTTCAATGTATCTGTCGACTATTTAATGACAGGAAATGAATCAGATACAGAAAAGTATTATTTAAATGATGAAACTGCACAAGTAGCACAAGAGATATTTGAAAACAAAGAACTGAAAGCGCTGTTCGATGTCCAGAAAGATATGGATCCGGACGACTTAAAAGCTCTGCATAGCATGGCTCTCGCGCTTAAACGAAAGGAACGTGGTGATATTGACGACACCGGATGTTAATGTCGTTCTTATGGACTTTCCTAGTAAAAAAGGAAATGAAATGGTTGTTCCGAACGAGGACGGAAGCTACACGATACTGATCAATGCCGGATTAAATTATGAATCTCAGCTTAAGGCATATGAACATGCCATGAGTCATATAAAGAATGATGACTTTTCAAAAGGTAATGTACAAGAAATTGAATATTATGCTCATCATCTACACAAGGATCCTGAACCGGCTCAAATCTATCTTGATCGCATCAAGCAACTGCAAGCGGAACGCAGACGATTAAAGAAGCGGATTGCTCGTGATCAGAAACGTGTTGAATTTATTCAGGAACATTGTGATATGTTCCACCGAGCTGAACACCACTATCTATATGGTGATGATTTATAAAATATGAAAGAGAGGAAAATGTATGGAGTTCAATGATGTAATTAAACAATTTTCAGAAAGGATACTGTCTTTAAAAGACACCATCACTACAGAAGAATCCACAAAAATGTCTCTTGTAGTGCCTTTATTTCAACTTCTTGGGTATGATGTTTTCAATCCAAATGAATTTTGCCCAGAGTATATTGCTGATGTAGGAATTAAAAAAGGTGAAAAGGTTGATTATGCAATCCTTGAAAATGGACAGCCGAATATTTTAGTCGAATGCAAAAGTTGCTCAGAGCAACTCGACAAACATTCGTCTCAACTTTTTAGATATTTCGGGACATCTCCTGCTAAATTTGGCATTCTTACAAATGGCATAATATATCGTTTTTATACAGATTTAGAAGAATCAAACAAAATGGATCTTGTGCCATTTCTAGAAATAGACATGGCAAATTTAAAAGATTCTTCCATCAATGAATTAAAAAAATTTTGTAAAGATAATTTTGATAAGGACAAAATATTTAGTACTGCCGAAGAGCTTAAATATAGCAGTCAAATAAAAAACATCTTAACAAAACAGTTTGAATCTCCGACAGAAGACTTTGTTCGATTTATTTTAGCGGATATATACGATGGTCAAAAGAATCAGAGAATAATTGAAAAATTTACGCCTGTGGTAAAACGAGCTTTCTCTTCTTTTGTAAATGAAATAGTAAATAGTAAAATTTCTTCTGCATTAGCTGACGATTATGATAAAGATGAAGAATCAGAACCCGCGATCAAAGAACCTGCATCCAAAATTGTTACAACGGAAGATGAAATTGAAAGTTTCTACATTATTCGCGGACTTCTTGCTGGTATCGTACCCGTTGAAGATATAGTTCACCGTGATACCGAAAGTTATTTTGGAATTCTGTATAAAGACAATAATAGAAAACCGATTTGTCGCCTCAATCTTGATGCAAGAAATAAACAGCTTCTCATCCCGGATGCTAATAAAAAATTCGAGCGTATTTATATCGACTCTTTAAACGATTTGTACAAATACAAAAACCGTTTAATAGAAGTTGTAAAGAGATATATGTAATTCATCCAGTATCTCTAACCATAAATACACTGCCCTCTTGATACGAAAGTATTTGTATGGCGGAGATATCTGATTGAATATGCAAAAAACTAAAGAAAAGAGGAATGAGTTATGAATTGTCCAAAATGTAACACTCCAAACCCAGACGGTCAAAAATTCTGTGGTAATTGCGGTACTGAACTTCCTAATGAAGAAAAAGTATCGTCACCATCTAACGACAACACATTTTCTTATCAAGGCAGCAAACAGAGTCCTCAACCTAAAAAGAAAAAACACGGTTGTCTCATAGCAATAATTGTTGTTGTAGTATTGTTTATCGGAATTGGCATCTTATTTGGTTCAGGAAACTCTAATGATTCTGGTAACTCAGAGTCCGGTAACAAAAAAGAAACAACTGAAAGCGAGAAAAAAGAATACGTCGATGATATTGAAGCCGTAGCAAGTAACCCCGATGATTACAAAGGAAAATATATTAAATTCTACGGACGCGTTTCTTCTATTGACAAAGACGATGAAAAATATGGTTATCAGGTATATATAGATCTTGATTATAATAATAGCGTATTACTTGAAGTACCAAAAAAATTGGTAAAAGACAAGATAAATGAAGATGATTATATTAGTGTCGATGCCAAGATTGACGGATCATACGATGGGCAAACTGTTATGGGGGTTGATTCCAGCTGGGCTTATCTCGAAGCTAACTCTGTCGAAAAAACTTCTTATACCGAATCATTCGGTAAAGCTAACACAACATGGGAGTTTACTGACAAAGTATCTGAACAAAATGGAATTTCTGTTTCCGTAACAAAGGTTGAATTCGCAGAAGAAGAAACTAGAGTTTATGTTACTGCAACAAACAATAGTTCTGACAAATTTAGTTTATGGAGTTCTTCAGCCATTGCAATCCAGAATGATCAGCAATATGACCAAACATACGGAAATGCCTATGAACAATATGAAGATCTTTCGTCAGACATTTTGCCTGGAGCATCAACATCCGGTGTAATTTGTTTCGGAAAATTAGATCCGGCTCAATTCAAATTGCACATGGAAGGCAGCAGCGATAATTACGATATAGACTTCGCACCGTTCGAATTAGATTTAGCACAATAAAATAAAAAATCCCCGGTGTCTACCAAACACCAGGGAAAATCCCGAGTAATATATACGGCGAAGGATTCGCATTGCAATTTACTGAAGTAATTGCCATTTTGCCAACATGGGCAAAATCGTATAATCATCAAAAAAATAAGAAACGCCCCTGCTGGTAGTACCTGCGATATTAGATACGCCACTCAGTTTGTAAAACAAACAAACGCTCCCACATAGTAGGAGCGTTAAAACAACAGCTCTAATAGAATATCACAAAACAGCTTTGATTACAAACAAAATTGTATTTTTTATGTATTTTCTTTCAAAAAGTATTGATTTTTAACTGCGATGGGCATATATTTACATTGTAACGAAAGTTATATGTACAAGTATTTAACGCTAAACGCGAGGTACAGTTAAGTATATCCCTAGCAGTAATCCTCCCACTATAAGGGAAGTGATGAGCCTAGGGATATTTTTTCTTTTTAGGAGGTATAACATATGATAAGAACTGCCATACTTGTTGATGGCGCATTTTACAGAAAGCGCGCATATCATTTATACGGTGATAAATCTCCTGCTGAACGAGCCGATGAATTAGAATGGTATTGTAAACGACACATCCGCGAAGAGCATAACGAGAAATGTTCTTTATATCGAATTTTTTATTACGATTGTCCTCCAATGGATAAAAAAGTGTACCATCCATTTCTCAAACGACAGATCGACTTTGGAAAGACACCAGATTATAAATGGGCTACTGAATTCTTTAAAGAATTGACTCACAAAAGAAAATTTGCTCTTCGAATGGGACGCTTAGCTGAAGAACAAGCAGCATTCAACATACGCCCAAATATAACAAAAAAATTATGCAACGGTTCCCTGAATTTTGACCAACTCACTGAAAAAGATTTTGCTATTGATGTAAAACAAAAAGGTGTTGACATGCGTATTGGTGTCGACATTTCTTCATTGGCATTTAAAAAGCAAGTCGACAGAATTATCTTAATCGCCGGGGACAGTGATTTTGTTCCAGCATCTAAACAAGCGCGACGTGAAGGAATAGATTTCATACTAGATCCTATGCGCGCACCTATAAAAGATGACTTATTCGAACATATTGATGGAATGCGCACAAAAGCTCCAAAGCTTTCAAACGCTACAAGTACAAAATAAAAAACCGCTCCTGCGCCAACAAGAACGGTTTCCCCATAATCAATATGAGGACGTATATAACGTATATATCCGAAGAGATACATACAATACTCACAAAAATATTGTATCATCTTCGGGCAGCTATCGCAAGCAGAACACACGTTCCGTGCTAGCTGTTATTTTTATACCCATTTTTGTGCGACATCGCACATATAATTACAGGAAGGTGATACAATGAGCGTAAAATATGCATACGGCTACATCCGGGTATCCACTCATGATCAGGAAGAAATCTCTCCGGACTCCCAGGAGCACCTCCTCCGGGACTATGCAGCCAAGAACAATATTGTAATCCTGAAGATCTTCACGGACCTAGGTATCTCCGGAAGGAAAGCCAATAAGCGTCCCGGCTTCCAGGAGATGATCGGACTGGCCAAGGGTGATGATCATCCGGTTGATCAGATCCTGGTATGGAAGTTTTCCAGGTTCGCCAGGAATCAGGAAGAATCTATCGTTTATAAATCTCTATTAAAAAAGCAGCACAATGTAGATGTCGTGAGTGTATCTGAACCACTCTCCGATGATCCTTTCGGTTCACTGATCGAGCGTATCATCGAGTGGATGGACGAATACTACTCTATCCGATTATCTGGCGAAGTGTATCGAGGCATGAAAGAAAATGCACTCCGCGGAGCATACCAGGCGCGTCCGCCACTCGGCTACAAAGTTGTGGAGCATGGTAAGCCGCCAGTGATTGTTCCGGAAGAAGCAAAGATTGTTCGGACTATATTCGAAAAATACACAAATGAAGGCATGAGCTTCTTTGATATTGCCAAATACCTAAATTCTTTAGGACTCAAGACTTCGCACGGAAAGTCATTTGAGCGAAGATCTGTCGAATACATCGTCCAGAATCCTTCCTATTGTGGCATGATCCGGTGGAACCGGACAGAGAACAGCACCAATCGCATCAAGGATAAGGACGAATGGATTGTTGCAGAAGGGCAACAGCCGGCTATTATATCAAAGGAATTGTTTGAATCGGCACAGGAACGATTTAAAGCCACCTACAAGCCGGTCGGCAAGCGCCCCTCTTCCACTTATAAGCACTGGCTCTCCGGACTACTGAAATGCCCGGATTGCGGACGCACCTTAACCTCAACCACTATGAAACGAGTCAATGGGGAAAAATATTCTTACTTCTCCTGCTACGGATACAGCAAAGGAAAATGCAAAAAACCGAACGGCATAAGTTCACTGGTCCTTGAAAAGGAAGTTCTGGCCAGTATCAAAGAAGTATTGGATACCAAAGATATTGTCTATGAATTGCGTGAATATCAACCCACAGAGCAGTTTGATGAGCGCAAGGCTATAACAGAACAATTGGAAAGTTTAACCGGCAAAGAGGAACGAATAAAAACCTCCTACCGGGAAGGGATTGATACTCTGGAAGAATATAAAGCGAATAAAGCTATCATTCAGAAAGAACGGGAATCCTTAGAACAACAATTAAAGGAATTGAAAAAGGCAGCGCATAAATCTGATCAGGATCCAGCGGATGCCATGCTGCAAAAGGTTCGCAGCGTGTATGATATTCTCATCTCCAACAATTATACATACGTGCAAAAGAACGAAGCTCTGAAACAGATTATCGACAAGATTGTCTACGATCGTAAGAATGATTCTCTTAAAATCTACTTTTTCCTATACAGGTAAAATGCCCGCAAGCCCAGTAAAATCAAGAGCTTGCGTGTACTTTATAGGTTATAACAATTTGGTTGACCCAATGGGGATCCAAATCCTTAGGCGACCAGGGCTATTCCCCTATCGAAATTCTCCGTTACTACTACGGTGACGACATGTACATTAACACCGCCGAAGCCATCTCCGGCATCCCATCCTCCTGGCCTGGCTATACTCTGGAAATTGGTTCTTCCGGCAATAAAGTTTTGCAGATGCAGGAACAATTAAATGTCATAGCAAGTGCTTATCCTGCTATTCCGAAAATTACTGCTGACGGGATTTACGGACCTGCAACTGCAGAATCAGTCCGTACATTCCAGAAAGTATTCGGACTGCCACAGACCGGAACAGTCGATTATACTACATGGTATAAAATTTCCGAAATTTACGTAGGCGTATCACGAATTGCTGAACTGTATGGATAATAATCGAATCGTTCTAATGATAAACGGCTTAATCAACCCTGAAAAGAAAGGATGGTAACATGAAAGCAAAAGATTGGAAAAAATGGGCTAAATGTGCCGGTATCAGGGCAATAAAGACTGTCGCGCAGACCGCCATAGCAACAATTGGAACCGTAACTGTACTTGGGCAGATAGACACGAAATTAGTAATTTCCACATCCATGCTGGCCGGAATATTATCACTGCTAACCAGTATTACCGGTTTGCCGGAATGTAATTCCGAAAACAAATAA